CTAGTGCGGTGTTTTCTTTAAAAGCACTGTTACCCATTTTTACCGCATCTGAGAACACACCACTTGCATTTGCAGCTCTTAATAGAGAGTCTCTTAAACGAACTTCAGTAATATCCATATCATCTAAAACAGCAATTGCAGATTTACCTTGAGATTCAGCATTAGCCAAACCATCAACAAATTTCATAATCGCTTTTGAAGGATCTTGTTTAAATAAATTACCAAATTCAGCATTAGTCATACTAGCTACTTCTGCAAAATTTTGTAATGAAATAGCAGATTTATCCGCTTCTTTGTACATTGAACTCAATTGTTTATTAGTCAATCCCATTTGACCAGCAGTAGCTTTTAAAGTGTTCCCGCCTTTTTGAACAGCATAGGACATTTGATCAAATGAAACACCACTTTGATTACCTAAATTAATTAACTCATCAAATGCTCCCATACCCTTTTCAGCAGCGAGTTGCATTTGAATCATCACTTTGGAGAAGGCACTTCCTCCAGCCTCAGCTTCAACTCCAACGGAACTTAATGCTGCAGCAAATCCTAAAATTTCACCTTCAGTCATTCCAATTTGAGAACCTGCCCCAGCCAAACGAAGTGACATCGCGGAAATTTCACCTTCAGTTGTGGCAAAATTATTTCCCAAATCAACTAATGCTGAACCTAAGTTACTAAATTTGTCTTGTGACATTCCAGTAATATTAGCAAATCTAGCCAGCTCAGTCGCTGCAGTTTCGGCACTCATGCTTGTTGATTCGCCTAAATCAATCATTGTCTTAGTGAATGACACTACGTTAGGTGTCTCAATTCCTAATTGTCCAGCGGCTTCTGCAACAGCAGCAATTTCTTTATGACTTGAAGGGAGTTCTTTAGAAAGACCTCTTAGTCCATTTTCTAAATCTTTGTATGAGTAAGTGACACGTCCGTTTGAGTCAACAACTTCATCAACAGTTTTCTTAACTCCGGCAAATGCCGACTCCCAAGATACCGCAGCCGTAGTAACAGCTGCAGCTCCTGAAACTAATGGTAATGTAATACCTTTAGTTAATTTGCCACCGTAGTTTTCCATAGTTTGACCATTTTTAATGAGAGAATCACTAGCCTTGTTAATTGCTCCAGTAAAACCTTGACTCTTTACTTGAAGTTCAGCTGTCTTCCCAGCTGTTCTAATCAATTCATTTTGAGCTTCTTTTAACATTAAAGACAATTCTTTTGTTGCTTCTGTTGCTTTACCATTAACGAATGACTGATCATAGGTTTCTTTCAACGCCGCAACATGTGTTTTTTGCTCGGCCATTATCCTTGTTAAGCCTTCATAATTTGCACCCATTACTTTTTGTTGATTACCTAGTAAACTTGCTGATTCCATATTAAGTTGCATTTCTCTAGTCAAATGGTTAATATTCTCTTTTGCTTTTTCAGATTTCTCTGAATACATCATCATAGATTTTTCAACATTAGAAAGTTGTTGCTTGTAATTCGCAAGCTTTCCATTCGCATCTTGTAATTGAGTCGCTAATCGTTTAGTTGAATCAGTTGCTTTACCATCAACAAATGATTCATCATAAGCTTTTTTAAGAGCTTGAACTTGTTTTTCTTGTGCACTAATTATTTTTGTCAGTCCATCATAACGAGAACCTAGTTTGCCTAATTGGTTTCCTGCCATATCAGCTATTTTCATGTTAGCTTGCATTTCTTTAGCTAGGTATCGAACTTGTTTCTTGCTATTCTCAACACCTTTTCCAAATTCAGCATCGTCAAGACCTAGCTTAATGACCATGTTACCTAATGGAGTTCCACCAGACATCTAAGCACCTCCTTCTTTAAGCACTAACTTTCTAACTGGTTTATTTTTCTTAGATTTTTTTGGAGAACTTAATAAAATCTCGTCAATATCCAAACAGTCCGTTTCCATCACATTTTTTATTGTCATAGAAGGGATTTTTTGAATAATGTCTTTAATGAGATTTATTTGGAGGTCGTAAAATCTTGACCACGTAACAGTTGCTCCATCATCGCTTTTTTTGCTGCTTCATCCTCTTCTCTTGAGAAACCTAAAACACGATATCGAACAATGTCATAAACTTGTTTGAAATCATGAGAATCTAAACCGTTCAAGATAGCTTCTTTAGTGACTTCATCGCTCTCAAACAAACCTGCGACAAATTCAGCTTGAAGCTCTTCATATTCATGAGTTTCTGTTTCTTTTTCTGATTCTTTATTTTTCTGCTCCAACTCAGCTTCTTTTCTGATGTAATCAATTTTTTTAGATTGAGGAACAAAGTCACAGAAATATTCTTTAACTTTTCCATCATTGTTTCTAAGACTTAATTTGATTGTTCTTTCTTCCATTAATAAAACCTCCTGTAATTTTCAAAAATAAAAAAGGCTAGTCTTTCGACTAACCTTCTGGAACTGTTGTTGCTTCTCCTAACACTGCAGTCTTAAGTGCTTCAACGTTTGCAGTACCTACTGCTCTAAGAACTTTCATTTTTTCTGTTTTGTCACCAACTGTGATTTCACGAGTAACAGCGTTATGAACATACTCGCCTGGTTCTGGAGTAAAATCTTCATCAGTCTTAGTAGCTAAAGAGAAACCATCTCTATTGAACTTACCTGCAACTAAAGCCCAAGCGATTGCTTCACCTGATAGGGTTTCTGATTCTGCAAAAACGGCAACATAAGGTGGATCAGTTTTGTCTCCAAAACCATCGATACCTTCTTTCATTTGAACAAGCCCTAACCATTCAGCTTCAATTTCTGCTGGCACATCTAACACACCAAAATTTCCAGCTGCTGCACCTACGCCTTTAGAAGCTAAGTAGTACTCTCTGTCACCAGCAAAAACTTTAACTGCTTCTTTTGCTAATCCAGTTAATTCAAAACTAACTGGACCACCTTCTTCTTGAACACCTTCTAATACTCTAATTTTTTTAGTAGTATCTGGTGTTAAATCTTTCTTTAAAACACGTGTTGATAATTTATTAAAACCGTAAGTTTCTGGCATTTAATATTCCTCCTAATAAAATAGACACCGATTAATAATCAGTGTCGTAAATTTTTGTATTTTTTCGATAGCGCCTTGCTTGAACAAAGCGTTTTGTTTCAGTGAAATAAGTATTTAATCCACCAGATAATTGTATGAAATCATTCTCCCACATAATTTTTTTAATCTCTTTTGAGAGTTCATCTGTTAATTTTCTGTTGGTAGTTTCAACATTTATCTGATAACTGAATGTTTGTGACATTTCTTTATTTGCTGCAAAATAAGCACTTTCTGGTGGTCCTAATGGAGTATCAATCACAATGAATGGTTTACTAGTATCTAGTGATTCAGGTACTTCATAAAACTTGATACGATATTCTGTTTTACCTTTATCATTTACAAAACTAGTTTTTTCTTTGATTAAATCATTTGTGATTAATTGGTTATAAACTTCCATCATCATATCTTTCATCGGGCCAATTCCTCCAATTCTCCACGCATTTTTTCAAAGGCAGAGCCTTCAGTCTTATCAACCACACCTTGTAATTTTCCCATACCACGAGGACTAACATAGCGTCCAAACCTTGTATAACCAAACTCGCTAAGATGGACTAAACGCCAACGAGAGCCAGCTCCCCAACCTACCGCAATTTGTTTTGGTGATCCTTTTTTGACTCCAGATACAATAACAGTTGAATGAGTTTCCCCAGTATCTTGATAGGTAGCAACAGCAGCTTTTACATCTTCCTGTAACTCTTTACCGTAATTTCTAAGAGCTTTATTGATAACTCTTGTAGCTCGTGCTTTCCCTAACTTCGCTTCAATATTTTTGATGATTTCATCTGTTCCTGTTACACTCACACTCATGATGTGATACCCAGAATAATCTTTACAAAATCATTATTTTCTATGTCAGGAGCGTGGTCTACAATATCCCAAACTTTATCCTTGTATCTGAAATCATCAAGAATAACCTTGTGTTTGTTGCTTGGTAAATAATCCATGTATGGATCTCGTATTTTAATCGTGACAGCTTCTTTAGTTCCTTTACCGCTTAAAATATCTCTGTCTTTGGAAGACGGTTTATAAACTAGGCAAGTACAGTTATAAAGCTCTTCTTTTTCTTCTTCACCTGGTTCGGGGCCGTCTGAAGGTTTAAACTCAAAAAAAGAAACTGGTGTATTTAAAGCACCAGCTGTAATCTTTTTCGGTTTGTAATTTGAATTAATCGCCAACTAACTCACCGCCTAAAGCTAAAGAAGCATCTAAGATAGCTTGTTGAAAGTTGTCATTAAAGAACTCAATTGATTCATTTCGAACGTATCTTACACGTTCAAATACCAATTCGACACCTTCTGAAAATTCATCAGGATTAAATTTACCAATCAAGGTTTTAATAATCTTGAATGAACTTTCAAGCTGTTCTCCAATATCTTCATCTTCGGAAGAATGGAAGATACGGAAGCGTGCTTTGTACTGACTGATAAATTCTGTTGTATTCATCGTGACTTCTTTTTCTTCCATCAGAAAAGCACCTTCCTTTACTCGGATTCTGAAGTTTCTACTTCATCATGTTCTTCAATCGTTTGTGTTTCTTCAACAACTTCTTCATTCGGCTTTTTATCAATACGCTCTAAAAAAGAGCTACCTAGTGTTTTAATAACTTGGTCAGCTCTTTTTACAGCAATATCAATAACTTCTTCTGGTTGATAAACTTTCCCTTTACCTGGTACTTTTGGATCATCAAGTAATCTAAATTCTTTTAACACTTTAAATTCAGCCATTTATTTCACCTTACCCTTCTGGAACTGTTGGAACTTCAAATTTCAAATCGTAAACATGAGCAGCATCGTTATTTGTTGGATAACCATTACCTAACATATCAATTGCATAAAGAGTCGCACGTTTCATTGCAAAAGTTTCTTTGTAAACATAAACCTTTTCAGGACGTGATTGCGTTGCTTCGTATTCGCCTTTAACAAATGAAATTAACTTGTTCTCTGGAACATCAATTGACTCAACAATATTTTCAATTGGAATGAAAGGCATATTAGAGCCGTAGACGTTATTTAAGTTTGCGAAAGTAACAGCGGCAACAATATCATAATAATTAACTGGGTTTACAATTAAGTGAACCATTCCAGAAACCTTACGATACTTCACTTCACCAGCATCATTTTTATCTACTTTATATGTGTATTTAGAAAGTTTTTTCATTACACCAGCTAATTCAGAAACAATTTTATCTTTAGCGAAAGTTAAAGTTCCGGAAGACGTTTTGTTAGGTAATCCTGTTGATGGGTCTAATGCACCGTCTACATTTTTTAACAATCCGATTGGCTCATCATTACCAGTACCAGTGATAACTTTTTCCGCCCAAATATCACGAACAGCTTCACTTAATGAAATACTGATAAAACGGTCAATCCAACGCGGACCTAAGTCTAAAGTGTCATTTGAAATCAAGAAGAACGCAGTTAATGCAAGTTGAACAAATTCAGTTGCTCCAAATTTAGAATCTAATTGGCCTTCTAAATCTTTATGTAATGGACCGAATACGGCAACACCTGTACGACGAGCACGAATGACTTTCACACGACCAACTGTTGGTGTGAAATTGATAATATTTAAAATCGGGTGATCTTGTTGTAAGTTTTCAAAAATACGTTCTAGCACAGTTTCTGGCCAAACGATATCCTCATCAAAACCGCCTTTTTTAACAGCTTCGTTATAGAATTTAGTTTCATCTGCAGTTAACGTTGGAATCCCACGAGCTGCTAAAACAGCATTGTCAGTAACGTTTTTAAGTTCTTCATATTCTGCTCTAACTTGTTTTCCAGCGTCTTCTGCAATAGCTGTTACATATTCTTCTAAAGCTGAATTAATTTCTTCTGGTGTAGCATTTTCATTAGCCGATGCTGCATTAAATAATGCTTTTGCATCTTTTGTTTTGTTTGTGATTTGTAATACCATGTATTATTCCCCTTTTCTTAATCGATTGATTAATGATTTAGTTTGTTTTGGTGAAACTAATTTAGTTCCATTAACACCTGTTTCAATCTCAATATTTATTGGATTATGGTCTTTTTGAGAGTCAAAAAAAGAAGCCATCGCTTTTTCTACTTGAGCATTTACAATGTCTTCAATACTTTTATTTTCATTTTTAGGTGGCTCAAGTGTTGCTTTGGCTTTATCAATTACATTTTTTGGTAACATTCCAGAACCGTGATTTGCAATCAATCTAGGTTGTTCGACTGTGTCAAACATAACTTCGTCTGCAAAGCCTAATTCGACGGCTTGTTCTGCATTCAACCATGTTTCCGTGTCCATTTTTGCTAGAATATCCTCACGGCTCAAACCGGTTTTTATTCTATAAGCATTTGCAATAGAATCATTCGCATTTTTTAACACTTCACTGTTCTTATCCATTGCATGATAATCACCGAACGTCCCAGATGCTGCGTTATGAATCATCATTCTACCAACAGGACTGATTCTAACTACATCTCCAGCCATCGCAATAACACTAGCTGCACTGTATGCAGATACAACGTTAATTGTTACTTTACCTTCATAAGATTTTAAAACTGTATAGATTTCTGCTCCTTGATCAACGTAGCCGCCCCATGAATTTATTGTGATTTCAACGTCCTCACCATTCTTAGGTAAAGCTTCATTAACATCCCTAGCACAAGTTGCCTCTTCTTCAAAATAATCATAAATCCATTTTTCATCACTAGAAATAATTGGACCATTGATTGAAATTTTAACTGTCA